GTTACTAATTCTGCAAATGCTCTTTTAGCTGCAATCAATGATGCGTCTTGCGAGATTGCAAAGTTTTTAATGACTATTCTCCAGCAACTCAGAGATTTCATTACTAACTTACACGCAAAAATTCTGAGACCAGTATTAAAACTCTCTCAACCAACATTCAGAATTGAACTTCTTGATAAGTCAATTAAGGCACTGGAAATTATCAACTGCTTGTTTAATAAGATTTTATTGGATCTTTGTAAAAATACAGAAAAGTCAGTTAAGGATGCACTGAACAGGAGAGCAGCTGCTGCAGGTGGTGGAACTCCCGTTGGTGATGTTGTCCTCCCACCTCTTCCGCCCGATGATTATTACTATCCTGATCCAATCTGCTCAGTTGAAGAGATTGTCGGAGATTTGATTGGTGAAAATATCAATGACATCATTCAGGCAATGAATGCAGGAATGCAACCTATATTTGATGATGTAAATTCAAATCTGAATGAATATGGAATGGGTTCTGGTTCTGCACCATCATCTGTTCCTTCAAGAGGTAGTGGAGCTCCATTCCAAATTCCAAGTATCAATGTTCCTAACATTCCAGGACTTGAAACTGCAAAAGCGGGAATTTCTGGTGCAGCTGCACTTGCTGGTGGTGGAGAGATTGGTGATGTTGCTTCTAATGTTGCTAACTTAGCAGGCATTGCTGGATTTGACATTGGTGGAGCAATGAACTTTATCAGTGCCGTTATGGAAATATTCTCTTGTGATCCACGACCCAAGTGTTCTCCAAATGATACTCATACAATGAAGGAAGGTGGTAGTGGAAAACCATCTAAGGATCAACCAAGTCCTGGTGGTGTTCCAAAACGTGCAGCTGCAGCAGCACAACGATTGAATGCAGCATCAAGTGCAGCAGCACAAAGTGTTGATCAACAGGTTCAGAATAATCCATCCGCACAGGCAACGTCAGAGTCATTTACTAGGTTTGTCAAACCATCCAGAACTATTCAACCTGGCGAAGGTGGGGGAGCATAATGGCAATATCAGAAGAACTTCTTAATAGTCCTCTTATTAAAATTGGATATATTGATGAACTTGAAGGATATATTACTGGACTTACAATTGCCCAGGCAAATAACTATGAAAGATTAAATCCAGGAACTATTTTTATCTTTGTTGATGGTGATGGGAAAGTAAGATACTTAGATATTGCTCAAGTCAATCAACTTACCTTCGCTGACATTGAAAGATCTGACCCTTGTATTATTACACCATTACCTTGCACATCTCCAACCATCAATTTTTATGGTGGTGGTGGAATTGGAGCTCAAGGAAATGCAATTGTAGATCAAAATGGAGTTATAATTGCTGTTGATATGGTGAATCGTGGATTTGGATATACCACACCCCCACAGGTACAAATCATTGATCCTTGTGATAATGGAAGCGGTGCTGTTATTGATACAACCATCGATGGCGGTCAAGTAGATCAAGTAATTGTGATTGATGGCGGCACTGGATACTTACCTCCACCAGAAACAGTTCCCCAATATCCTGCAATATTAGAATTAGTTGATGTTGTAGTACAAAATCCTGGAATTAACTATGATTGTGCAAGAGACGAACTTACTGTTTGTATTGATAGAAATGGAACCGTAGTCAAAGAACCAAACGGAACCATTATGTCATATGAGTGTGATCCATTTGGAAGAATAAGGAATGTTCGTGTTGCTCAACGTGGTGTTTTCTCTGAATATGTCAGAATTTGTCTTCACAGTAAGACAGGAGTGAATGCAGAACTGATACCAATCTTTGAGGTTGTTAGAGATCCTATTCTTGCTCAAGAACAACGTGATCTGAGAAAAGTCATTCAAGTTTATGACTTAGTTGGACTCACAGTTCAAGGATATGTTGATGGAAAACCATACTATGGTAAAGTATACTATGATAATGAAATTAAGTATGCTGGTGTTCCTGGTACAGGTAGACCAGTAAGAGTTTATGATACAAAAACTCAAAGTGTTGACAGAACTGCCTATGCAAATCAAGGAGATTCTGTAAGAATCGTTGGAGCAGTAGAGGGTACAACACAAACAACTACTACTCCCACTACAACTCAGAATAACCAAACAACAATTGTTGATATTCAAATATCAAACACTGGACAAGTAACTCAAACAGTAGTTAATCCCAATAATCAAGGAACCACTGGTGGTTACTAATAAATAGCAAGAAACACTTCATAATATAATGGCAGAAAAGAAAAACTTTTGGGGTCAGGTAATACAAACTATTAATGGTGCTTTATCATTTGGTGGATTATCTGAAAAAGGAGATGTTACTTCTAGCATTGATTTGTCTGCAAAGGATGGCAGACACTTCATTGATTTGACTGAGAACGGAACCAGGAAAGGATGGACAACAATCAATGCTCCTGGCGCAGTTCAAATTAGTGCAGGTGAAGATTTAAAGAAAGAGCAAGATGGTATCTTTTTTAATTCCGAGAATGGTGATATAATTATTAGAGCAAGAAATGGAAAACTTCGTATTGAAGCCCTTGACATTGAACTTGTTGCAACAGGATCTGGTGATGAAGGTTTTGTCGAAGTTCGTGCAAATAATAGTATGAAGTTTGATTCCAATAACTTTACAATCAATGCAAAAGAGGCACTTAACTTATTAACAAGAGGACTTTTGACTTTGGATGGTAAGTTTGGACTAAAAATTAATGCTCCAATTGTGAAAGGAGATTCTTGTGCAACAAATAATGATAAGAAACCAGGACAAATAAGATAAGGAGAAGACAATGGCATTTTCAATGGATGAAATTTGGGCATTTGACGGCCAACTTTTAGCGGCAAAGGAGTATATAACTCCTGTTGCTCTTGGTGTTGGACCTCAGAAGATTGCCTGTTCGTCATATATTCAAGGTCCTTGGTTGACAGGAAGCCCTAGTGTATTTCCTTATCCACCTGTTGCAACAGCAATGGTTGCTCCAAGAGCAGATGATGGTCCAAAGGGAACTATTCCTGGTTCAATTTGTGGTAGACAATATAATCCTTATTCACTAGCAGTTCTTGGACCCACTGCTCTTCTGGGCAACACAAGTGTTAGTGGAAATATAGATGCTGTCGGTAATATTACTGCAGTTGGTGAAGTGATGTCTCGTTGTGGAGCACATATTCTCTCCGCAAAGAAGAATTTTGATATCCCTCACCCAACAAAAGAAGGATGGAGACTGAGACATACTTGTCCTGAAGGTCCTTCAAATGATGTGTACTTCCGTGGCAGATTAACAAATAAAAAGATTATTTTCTTGCCACAATACTGGCAAGAACTTGTAGATCCAACAACAATTACGGTTAATCTGACACCAATCGGAGCACACCAGAATATTATTGTAAAGAGAATTGCTGATAATCAAATTCACTTACAAGCAAATGGTGGTATGCCGATTGATTGCTACTATCACGTATTTGGAACTCGTGCTGATGGGGAAAGACTAATCCCAGAGTATGAGGGTAGTTCACCTGCAGATTATCCTGGAGATAATAGTCAGTATTCTATCTCTGGTTACCACTATGACGTTAAGGGAGGTTAATTATGGCAGGCGTGCAGATTGAAACCAAAGCTCCGAAAGGTAAAAAGAATTGTTTAGGATCAACTTCAGGAGTAAAAGATCCAGCATACGATTATATTGCCAAAGCAATCACTGGTGATGATGAGTATCCAGAAGATGCTTGTCCTCGTGTTTTGCACGGTAGTTTTCAGGTTGATAACATTCAACTGAATACTCAACTGACTGGTACTGGTTTGATTAATGTTACTAATACTATTACTAGCTCAGTCTCAATGACTGCACCTATCTTTAATGGTAGTGCAACAACTGCAAAGACACTTGGTGGCGCATTTGATGTTCCTCATATGACCCAAGAAGGAAAGCGTGTTCGTCACGTCATTCCAGAAGGTCCAGAAGCAGGCATTTATATTCGTGGCACTCTTAAAGATAATAATACAATTCAAATTCCCGACTATTGGGATTGGTTAGTTGACCCAGAAACAATTACTGTTACTCTTACTCAAATTAAATCTTCTCAAGATTTGATTGTTGATGAGATTAATTGGTGTGAGAATATTGTTATTCGTTCTGGAAATGGTTCCGATATTTTCTGCTTCTATGAAGTATGGGGAGCTCGTTGGATTAACCCCTCAGACCGTAGTGAAAAGTTCCACGTTGTTTATGAGGGTGAAACCCCTGATGATTACCCAGGCAACAATGACAAGTTCCTGATTGGTGGATGGGACTATGACAAGAGGGACCCAAAGACTGGCGAAAAGGTTGACACCTGACCCCCCGCGTCCTATAATAAGCAGGTAACAAACAAACAAACCAATGCAAGACGAATTTCTGACCCGTTGTGTTGTGGACCCTGCCAAGCGTAGCGTCTATCTGTATTCTAATGAGGGTGATG